AGCGAAACCAGCTGGGCTGGAACACATTTTGACAGCGTGATAAACAACAACGGACGCATTGAAGACTTGTACAGCCAGCTTAGAAATCTGCTTCAAGAGTCGCCTGCTTCCATTGATAGCGTCGTGAGCGCATGACTTCTTGAGCGCAGTTCAAGCACACAGTTTTCAAGTTCATACGGTCAACGTTTTTAAGGTTACCGTCAATGTGAAACACCGTGAGCTGTTGATCAATTTTTGCCACAAACCCGCACATTTCACAAGCGGGTTTTTTTCTATATCCTTTCTGTCTCCATAACTCAACCTTGGGTTTGAGTTTTCTACCTTTGCGCAAACAGGCATCGCACTGTTTACGATAGTGTGTGACATCCTCTTTAACATAGTTAACTGCTACTGGACGTTCGTTACAGGTTGGACAGATAGAGCGCATACAGCTATTTATAACCTAAAACCTTTGCAAAGGGCAGCGTAGAAGCCCAAAAACACCAGATAACAATAAATATCAATAACATGTAACTTTGTTAAAGGAACCCAAACATGGCAACTCTCGTATCCCCAGGATTAGACGTTCAGATCATTGACGAAAGTCAATATGTGGGTGCTGGCGCCGGAACAACACCATTTGTAGTGCTCGCTACCGAGCAAGATAAAACTACTCCAAGCGGTGCACTGGCAGCAGGCACAACAAAAGCGAACGCAAATAAACTAATGTCAGTTGGTAGCCAACGTGAATTAATTCAAATGTTTGGTCAGCCAATTTTCAAAACATCATTTGGTACACCACTGCATGGTCATGAGCTAAACGAATACGGTCTATTAGCACTGTATAGTGCTCTTGGACTAGGCGGTAGCGCATACATACTTCGTGCAGACATCGACCTAAAACAGCTAGAAGCCACAGGCATTCGCCCAACAGGTGACGTGGAAGATGGCTTCATGTGGCTAGACCTAGGCAACACCACTTTTGGTATCTATGAGTGGAATCAGACTTCGCAGACATATACCAACAAGGTGCCGCTGGTACTGAACAAGAGCACAGATATCAACCCAGGCAGTCCAGTGGCTAACCCTAAAGTTAGCGTGGGCGAAATTGGCGACTATGCTGTGATCACTCTGGATCCAAACAATCCAGTATACTATAAAAATGCTGACAATACCTGGGTGCCTGTTGGTACCAGACTGTGGCAGCAGAGCTTGGCAGCAGCACAGAGCAGTGTGCCTGTGTATGCCAGTGCTCCTGTACCTGATGGTACTACAATTACTATTAACACAGTGAGTATCACCTTGGTGGCCACTGATGGTGTAACCTGTACAGGTGCTGATGTTGTGAACAGCATAAACCTGTCATTTGCTGCAAACTACGGCGACGGTATCCGTGCTGTGCTCAGCTCAACAGGTCGTCTGACCCTTCGTGCAGATGATCGTGCAATGGGCAACGGTGTAACAGCAGACGGTCGTATTGTGGTAGCTGCTGGCGACGGTGCCAATGCACTGGGCCTGAACACTACAGGCAGCAACAAGGTTTACTTTGCACCACTGGTTAACTTTGGCAATTATACTCAAGTTCCAACCTATGCAACTGGCGAAGCAACTCCTGCTCCAACCGGCAGTATCTGGATGAAGCTGGGTCAGATTGGCAACGGCGCTGTGTTCGCATTGAAGAAATTCAACGCAACAACCAAGAGCTGGCCAACTGGCATTGTTAACCTGTATGCAGACAATGCAGCAGCACTGTATGACCTAGATGTATTGAACGGAGGCTTTGGCATTCCAGTTGGTACTATCTATGTTGACTTTAACACACTCACTGCCTATCCAGGCAGCTTCCGTCTCAAGCGTCGTTACAAGAGTGGCGCTACCAAGATCGTTGGCGCAGTGCCTCCAACAGGCGCACCGTTCAGCATTGGTAACACGTTCAGTCTTACTGTAACTCAGCCAGGCGAAAGCACATATACCACCTATAACTTTACCATTACTGGTACAGGTGTTGATGACTTTATTGCACTGATTCTTGGCGCAGGCATTCCAAACGTGTTTGCCAGCAAAGAAGCCAGTGGCGCTATTGCTATTACACACAAAGCTGGTGGTGACATGATCTTGATCGACACCACAGCAGGCAGTGCCAACCCAATCACAGACGCAGGTTTCAGCAGTACAACCAGCGGTATCACCATTGACACAGGTGGTCCATATGCAGGCGGATTGCGTGCCAGTAACTGGCAACTGTTGGGTATCACCACTGGCACAACCTATGTGCCCAGCAGCGATGCTCCATATATTGCTCCAGAAGATGGTACATATTGGTTCTTCAACGACATCGTACAAGCAGACATCATGATCTGTGACACAGATGGCTGGAAAGGTTATCGTAATGTAACCAATGATGCTCGTGGTTACGATCTCAGCCTAACCGATGTTAATGGCCCAATTTTCAGTGCCAGCAAGCCAATTACACAAAGCTCAGGCGATCCATTGGTACCAGGCGATCTATGGTGCGACACCAGTGATCTAGAAAACTATCCAAAGCTGTATCGTTGGAATGGTAAGAAGTGGATTCAAATGGACAACACCGACAAGTTCACTCAGAACGGTATCTTGTTTGCAGATGCACGTTGGGATGCCAGCGTAAATGGCAACGGTGAAAGTGTTGGCGGTATCCTTGATCCAGTGGCAGGTGCTATTCCTAACATTTCAGTCATGCTTACCAGCAACTATACTGATCTTGATTGCCCAGCATATCAACTGTATCCACGTGGATTGATCATGTGGAATACACGTCGTAATGGTGGCAACATCAAGCAGTATATCAGCGACTACTTCAGTCCATTGAACTATCCTAACAATCCAGATGTTCCTGGCGTTAACCTAAGAGGTTATATTCCAGAACAGAAGGCAGCATGGGTCAGTGCAAGTGGCAACATGGAAGATGGTGCTCCATACATGCTGCGCAAAGCACAGCGTCATATGGTTGTTAAGGCAATGAGAGCTTGTATTGACAGCAACACAGACATTCGCGAAGCACAGTATGCATTTAACCTTATCACATGTCCTAACTATTATGAGGTTAATGCAAACTTGATCGCATTGAACAATGATCGTGCTGCAACTGCATTCATCATTGGCGACACACCATTGGATCTCAAGCCAAACAACATGGATATCACATACTTCAGTAACAACGTGGCTATCAATGCCAGCGTGTATCTGGCCTTGTACTATCCAGCTGCATTGACAAACGACCTAAGTGGCAACGAAGTTGTACAGCCTGCAAGTCACATTGCACTGCGAACTTATATCTACAATGACCAAGTGGCATACCAGTGGTTCGCACCAGCTGGCGCACGTCGAGGTCTAGTGGACAATGCCAACAACATTGGTTATCTGGATCGTAGAACCGGCTTGTTTAACAAGATTGGTGTTAACCAATCCTTGCGTGACAGTCTGTACCTACAGCGTATCAATCCAATTGCTAACCTGCCAGGTCTGGGACTGTTGGTATTTGGACAGAAAACACGCAGTCCAATTCCACAGGCAACAGATCGCGTGAATGTGAGTCGTTTGACCAACTACATTCGCAGCTTGTTGGCCAGCATCAGCAACAGCTTCCTGTTTGAACCTAACGATAAGATCACTCGTGACCAGATCAAGAGTGTTATCGAAGGTGCAATGAACGATCTGATTGCAAAGCGTGGTGTATATGACTTCTTGGTAGTTTGCGACAGCAGCAACAACACAAGAGATCGTATCGCAAGAAACGAACTATATGTGGACATTGCAGTTGAGCCAATGAAAGATGTTGAGTTTATCTACATCCCGGTTCGCTTGAAGAACCCAGGAACAATCGGGGGATAATATAGGTACATAATGAATCCGCTTCGGCGGATTCATTTCAACCCAGATTACCATAAATATTATTAACAGGAGATAAACAAAATGGCTACATCGTCATTATCAAAGTTCACAGTACCACTAGCCAGCGATCAGAGCGCATCGGCTCAAGGTCTGTTGATGCCAAAACTAGGCTTCAGATTCCGTGTCAGTTTTGAAAACTTTGGTGTAAGCAATCCCAAGACAGAATTAACCAAGCAAGTAATGGAAGCCAAGCGTCCGTCAGTGACCTTTGGTGACATTGTGGTTGATGCTTACAACAGTAAAGTAAAATTGGCAGGCAAACCAGAATGGGCAGATATGACAGTTAAACTGCGTGACGATGCCAGCGGCAATGTAAGCCGTTTGGTTGGTGAACAGTTACAGAAACAGTTCGACTTCATGAATCAGGCCAGTGCCGCAGCAGGTATTGACTACAAGTTCCTTACTCGTCTAGAAATGCTAGATGGTGGTAATGGTGCCAGCACACCAGTTGTGCTAGAAACCTGGGAAATTGTTGGTTGCTATCTACAAGGTGTTGATTATGGTACAGTTAACTATGCTAACAACGAAGTTGTTACAGTTGACCTAACCATCAAGTACGATAACGCAACACAAGCACCAATTGGAACTGGTATCGGATCAGCAGTAGCACGTCGTCTAGGCGCAACTATTACTGGCTAACAGTAGACCTTATAAAAAACAAGCCCGGATCAGCCGGGCTTTTTTTTTGACATAAATATCAGTAAGGATACATTTATGGCCAGCTTTCTAAACGGATTATTACTACAACTTGCAACCGGCGATACCATGCATGACTATGGTCATGCCAATCGTATTTTTGCCAGTGATACATTTCGTAGTGCGCCCAAACATCAGTTTCTTTTTTATGTGCGATTCACACTGAATGATCAGTTGAATCAAACAGGAATTTACACGCCTATTCAAACCAGAGAACTGGGCAGTCTTTGCAAAACAGCAGAGTTACCAAAGTACACTTTGGAAAACAAGCAGATGAATTCCTACAATCGTACATATACCAGCTACACCAGAATGAAATATGAGCCTGTGCGCTTGACCTTTCATGATGATGCTGATAATAATCTAACTGATTTCTGGTACAACTACTACAGCTATTATTTCCGAGACAGCGACTACGATGCAGGAGCATGGAAGGTTGGAGATAGACACAAGGCTAGACCATATGTGCTGTGGGGCTTTAATCCAGCATCGGCCAATCTTGAATACCAGCATCTAATAGAACACATTGACGTTTTTAGCTTGCACAACAGTAGATTCACACAGTATAGATTAATGAATCCACGAATTCTCAGCTGGAATCAGAACAATCATGATCATGCACAAGGATCAGGAATCATGGAACACACTATGTCGGTGAGTTACGAAGCAGTAAAACTCTACAAGGGGTTCTTTACCAATGATAATTTTCCTGACATGATATTGCGTTATGATCTGACACCCAGTGCAATCAGTCCATTCGGCGGCGGAACACGCAGTATACTGGGACCTGGTGGCGCAGTTGAAACCAGTGGCAGTATTATTAGAGACCTGGCCAGTGGTAATTTTGCAGGTGCTGCGCTGAAAATTGCTCGTGCCGGACAAACCTGGAAAGGTGCCAATCTTGGTGCAGTGGTGGCTGGCGAAGGCCTGCAAGTGGTTAGAGATATCATCGGTGGAAAGAATCCATTGAGTAGAATCAGTGTACCAAGTCTTGGCAGTTTAACCAACAGCATGAGTTTGGGTACCAATGGCGGCGCTGCCAGTTTGCTGTCTGGAGCTCTTGGAGCAGGCGCTGCTGTGTTGGGATTTGGATCGCAGAGTGGCAGCAATGCATCACTGGTTCGTAGCAGTCCAAGCACTGGCATTGGCGCGATTGGACAGAATATCTTGACCAGTGTACAGACATTCACACAAAAATTAACCAGCAATGGCAGCAGCATTGGTAAACCTCCTCCTGCCAGTGTTACTCCTAGTTCTCGACCACCGTTTAAGTTTCCTGGCAATTACGCATAAGGGTAGCACATGGCAAATAGCAATCTAGAAGAAACCAGTTGGCAACAGGGTGCGGATCCTAAGGGATACTTCAACAATGTGTTCAAGCCAATTGTGGCACTGCAAAGTGACATGGTTGATGCAGTTGAAACATATTTTGAGATATTGACAAAAAATCGTACCAGTGCTCGAGTGCTGGCCAGTGCGGTAATTTACACTGCAAAGAATCAAGGCCTGGATCCGTTGGAGGTGGTTAAAGAATTTCAAAAGATGGGATCAGGGCAGTTGAACGATGCTCTTGCTGCCTATCTCAATCTCAATCGCATACCCACCAGTCTAATAGGCACCTTGAATAATCCAACTCCTAATCAGTTTGTTGAGAGATCTATACTCTTATAAGTCATGCCAAGAACCTATGCTCAAGGAAAATTTCAAATACGCAATCCTGGTAAGTACATAGGTTCAGGACAACCAACCTATAGGTCAGGTTGGGAGTTTGCGTTCATGCAGTTCTGTGACAACAATCCTGCAATCATTGGCTGGGCCAGCGAAGCAATAAAAATTCCCTACCGTAATCCATTCACAAACAAACAAACCATATATGTTCCTGACTTCTTGATCATTTACATGGATGCTGCACAACAAAAACATGCAGAAGTGATTGAGATTAAACCATCCACAGAAACCTTGGTAGAAAAAGCTCGCAGTGTGCGTGACAGAGCCTATGTGGCATTGAATCATGCAAAATGGGCCGCAGCCACTGCCTGGTGCAAGAACCAGGGCATGCGGTTTCGTGTGGTTACAGAGAATGAGATTTTCCACAACGGAAAAGCCCGGTAAATAAGGGCATGACTAAAAAACTCGAAGAACTGTTCAATTTGCCTGCTGCGGACCAACT